TAATGAATTACATACACCATAAGTCATAACATCTTTTTTCAAGGTTTTCCAATCCATAAACAAATCTTCTTCAGAAAGTCCCCACATGTCAAATTGAAAAATCCCTTGTGACATAGGTGAACCTTTAAAAAACTCATATGGAGTTCTTATCCCTTTTTTACACAAGTCATTACTTTCAAGAATAGCCGCGTAATAGATTGTTTCAAAAATATTTTTATTTAATTTTTTAGCCTCAGGTGAGGTAAATATATAATCCATTAAATAAAATACATCCGCCAATCCTTGTGTTCCAATTGCAATCGCTCTTTGTTCTAATCCACCTCTATGACCTTTTTCGGTAGAGTAGGTATTTTTATCAATAACATTGTTTAATGCTTTAACAATTTTTCTAACTTCACTTATTAATAAATGATAATTGAACTGACCGTCTTTTATATAATTTTTTAACACTACCGACGACAAAGTACAAATTGCAGTGGTTTTTTCATCTGTGTATTGGTAAATCTCATTACATAGGTTAGATTGTTTAATTACTCCAATATTTTGATGGTTAGTTTTTTTGTTCGCGCTATCTTTAGAACATAAATAAGGAACACCCGTTTCTACTTGAGACTCGACAATTTTACTCCAAATGTCTTGTGCTTTAACTTTTTTACCAATACCCATGTTAACTGCCGTGTTATATACTTCTTCGTATTCATCTCCAAAACATTCTTGTAATGCTTTTAGTCCTGCCTTTTTAATATCATTAGGACAGAATAAATACCAATCGGTGTTGTTCTTAACTGCATTCATAAAGTTGTCAGGAATCCAAAGCGCGGTAAACAAATCACGAGCTCTTAACTCTTCGGCTCCTGTGTTCTTTTTAATATCTAATAAATCAAATATGTCTTTGTGCCAAGGTTCAAGATATATAGCAGCACTACCCGGTCTTCTACCTTGTTGATTAAAAAATCTTAAAGACTCATTAACGATTTTTAAATATTTCAACAATCCACCCGCATAACCACCTGAACTTGAAATTCTACTTTCTTTACTTCTTATGTTAGACATTGAAAGACCAATTCCTGCCGCGTCCGATGAATAAGTTGAAATATCATTCATTGTATTTAACAAACCTTCTCTTGAGTCTGAATCGTTGTAGTGTAAAACACAAGATGCTAGTTGTGGTGTTTTGGTACCAGAGTTAATCATAATTGGTGTTGCCGGTGAAATAAGTTGTGCCGATAAAGAGTTATAATATTCTAATGCCTCCTCTAAAGTATTAGTAACCCATATAGCAACTCTCATATACATGTGTTGTGGTCGTTCAACAACTTTCCCATTTGGTCTTTTTAACAAATACATTTCTTGTAATGACCTCCAAGCAAAATAATCAAAGTTATAATCGTTGTCATGTTTAATTGCAACATCAACAACATCTTCACCATAGTATTCAATTTGTTTAATTAACTCTTCATTAACTACCCCATCCTCGTAAAGCAATCTCATAGTTTTTGAAAAACTTTCATCAGTTTCTTTATGGTATGAGGATATTGCAACCGACGAAGCCATTCTTGAATAGTCGTGATGACTTCCCGTATATGCTGCGGCAATCTCATAAATTAACTTATCAAGTTCTTTTGTTGTTACTTCTCCCTCAGTCGGAACTGATGTAATTACTTTAATAAAAATTTCATCTGAGTTTACGTTCAAACCTTTTGATGAACGTTTTACTCTGTTATAAATTTTTTGCGGATTGAACGCGACGTTTTCTCCGTTTCTTTTGGTTATTTTTAATGACATATTAATAAATTTAAAAATCTTCTGTGAATGTTATAGTTTCGTTTAATTTCGCTTTTTGGTATTCCATTGTTCTTGATTCAAAGAAATTTCCTTTTGTTTCAACTGCAATTTGTTCCATAAACTTGAATGGTTGTTCAACATTAAATTCTTTACTACAACCCATTTTCACTAACAAACCATCAACAACAAACTCTAAGTATTGTTTCATTAAATTTGAGTTCATACCAATTAATGATACTGGAAGTGATTCGGTGATAAATTCTTTTTCAATTTCTAATGCTGAAAGTAAAATTTCTTTAATTCTTTTTTCTGATGGTCTTTCTTCTAAGTGGTTATTTAATAAATGAATTGCAAAATCACAATGTAAGTTTTCATCTTTAAAGATAAGTGAATTAGCGTTACATAATCCTTGCATAATTCCTCTTGATTTCATCCAAAAAATAGAACAAAAAGAACCTGAAAAGAAAATACCTTCAACGGCAGCAAACGCAACTAACCTTTCGGCGAATGATGATTTTTCAATCCATTCCAACGCCCATTTAGCTTTCTTTTGAACTGCAGGTAGTCTGTCAATTGCATTGAAACACTCGTCTTTTTCTTTTGAATTTGAGATGTAAGTATCTATTAACAATGAATACATTAATGAATGAATATTTTCCATCGCCAACTGAAATCCATAGAAAAACTTAGCCTCAGGATATTGAACTTCTCGATAAAAGTTTTCCGCTAAATTTTCATTTACAATACCATCTGAAGCTGCGAAAAATGACAGTACATTCTTGATAAAGTATTTTTCGTTTTCTGTTAAATTTTCCCAATCTCTGATGTCATTTGTTAAATCGACTTCTTCTGCGGTCCAAAACGCAGCTTGGTGTTGTTTGTAAAATTCCCATATATCATTGTGTTCAATTGGGAAGATGACAAACCTACCAGGATTTTCTGTTAATAATTTTTCCATAATTTTTAATTAATTTAAGATTGTTGTTCTTTTTGCTTTTTCTTTTCTAAAAGCTCTTTGATTCTATTTTTATTTTTTTCTTCTTTTTGTTCTTCCAAACCTAAGAAAGTCATACTTTGTTCTGTGTCTATTTCTAACATTCCGTTGTCAAATTTACAGTTTTCAAAAACAACTCCGTCTTTACCAATTCTTGATTTGGTAATGGCAATTGTTGCCAAGTTCATTTCTTTCTGTTGTAGACTCTTAGCTACAGTAATGATTACGTGACCAACTTGAGCCTTTTTAATTGACCCGCCCATTTGGTCTGTTGTAACCACTTCTGACGAAATCGAATTACGATTTCCTTGTGTTGCTGTCCAACCTGCGATGTCCAACTCATGACACATTGATTCAAACCCTCTCATTACTGAACCTTCACTTTTCCATTCATCACCCATCATTTTGTCAGGAACAACACAGTCAATATAATCTAAAATAATCATATCAATTCTAATTCCTTCAGCCATCATCTTTCTAACTTGATTTTTGATTTGATTCATAGTTACGGTGTCGGATGGAAGTTTTTTTATAATCAACTTATTTTTCATAGTTTCCTTAATGTGTTTTACCTTCGCCATAACTTCATCTTTATTTTCAGACATGTCATCAGGGTGGATTCCCGTCCAAAGTGTATAATGTTTTCTTTGGATAATTTTTGGGTTGTCTTCAAAAAATATTTGAAGAACATTATATCCCAAGTTGAATGCGTGGTTTGCAATTTTAGTAGTAAATGTGGATTTACCTACCCCCGTCGGTGCTAAAATAACACCAATCTCACCCTTGGCTAAACCACCTTTCAATAGGTTATCAATACCTGCAACTCCAATTGGAATTGGGTGTCTGTAATCGTCGTTTAAAACCTCATCAAGGTTGAAGAAAACGTCGGTTGTTCCTTTATCGACCTCACCAACTTGTAACGCTCCTCTTACCATTTCTTCTAAGTGGTCATAACTTTCAAAATCACCCTTATCAATGATTGATTGAGCTTTGGTCATAACCTTCTGTAATTCTTGTTGTTTACAGAATTTTAATGACTTTTCTTGAACAAATAATGAACCGTCATCAGATACATCTTTTACTTGTTGTAATGTATCCAAAACACTCTTTTGAGCCATTGGAGAAGATATTTCTGACTTTGTAAGTTGTTCTAATGTATCAAATGTTGGAGTATGTTCATAGTTTGAATAAAACTCCTTAATCATTTGACAAATAATACGAAAATATTGGTTGTCAAAATAGTGTGGGTCAATAACTTCAAGAATGGAATTTGAGAAATCTTTATATAAAATAATATTGTTTAATAATTGAATTTGAAAAGTATTTCCTAAGTATCCGAAGTTTTTTTTGTCTGACATATTCTGTATTTTTTTTATTTCTATATGATAAATATGATTAAGCCAACGAATAATTAAGGTAATTATAAGATAAATTTTTATCTGAAAAAATGTCAGTTAAATCTTTTAATATCGTTTTTATTGTTGGTCGTATATCCAGGGTATATCTAGCCTTTGGTGGGTATACTTTAGCGTCGATGATGGTATGACAAATTGTCTCATTTCCAATTCGAATAATCAAATTAAAAACTTCCGGACCATCAGTATTTGATGTATCTAAGATAGATGAGTCTTCTTCAATTTGGAACCGATTTTCCAACATATAGAAAACTGTTTTGTTTCTTAGTTTTGTTTTTAACTCTTCTGACAATGATTTCATGTAGTCCAATAACTCAATACTATTTTTAGCCTTTTGGTTAATGTTTCTTACATTGAAAAAACGTTGTACGACGAAGTTGTCATTTAATGTAATTAGAAATTCAACTTTAGTAATGTCCTGATTTTCTTTCATAATTTTAGTTTTTTGTTTTAAATTTTGTTTTTTCTTTTCTTGTTAACTTTAAAAACGGTTTTAAAAAATAAATCCAATTATCATCTGTTTTTGGTAGGTATTTAAATATCCCGTCTTCCATCATCATTCGAATTAGGTTTTTATACCCTCTACCATCAGGGTCTAATGATTCTGAATAGTACGAACTAACTAACTCTTTACCTTCTTGATTTATTAGTGGTTCATCTAAATCAATTAGTTTTTTATTAATTGCATAATACTCATCGCCAAATATACCTTCTTTTGTTTTACCAGACAAAAGATTTTGTAATGATTTGTTGTCTTTATTTTCTTTAAGGAGTTTTTCCCCTTTTGATAAAATATCGGATAATTCCACTTCTTTTTCAAGTATCTCAGGAAAAAACTTAATTAAAGTCTTTTCACCTAAATAAAAAATACCGTCGATATTATCGGATGAATCACCTGTAAGGATTTTAATTATTTTGACATTATAATGGGGAACTTCAAAATCGCTCATTTTGATAGTGTCCCCCATCTTATAATATCTTTTTGTGGATGGTGAATAAATAGTTACCTTTTCAGAAATAAGTTGTGTAAGGTCTCTATCGCTTGAGAAAATTGTTTTATTCTCGTCTTCAGAAATTTGACAGTAATACGCAATTAAATCATCCGCTTCTGAATTTTCAACTTCAAGTTGTCTAACAAACATCTCTTCAAGATATTGCTTAACTCGTTGTTTTTGTTCATCATAAGAGTCTTGTTTAATCTCATTAGAAAGGTCTCTACGGTTTAATTTATACTTGGGGTATATCAACCTTCTCTGTGATGAGTTCGTGTCGCTATCCCAAAATACTACAACTTTATTATAGTTGTTCTCCTCTAAAAACTTTCTTAAAGTATTCAAAAAGTGCCAAATGGCCCCAATATGTTTTCCTTTGTGGAAATAATCTTTCACACCATGAAAACCAATTTTCATCAAATTGTTTCCATCAACCAATAAGGTTTTTGTCACTTTTTTTGTTTTTAATTGTTACTACTCTACTTCTTCTTTTTCTGCTTTCAAATCAAAGTCACCATCAACTCCGATTATTTCCTTCCAATACTCGGCATATTCTTTTTTGTATTGTTCGATTGATGCCTTTTCTTCGGAAGCTTCTTTTCCTGGTAAGAAACCGTGTGGTGTTACGATAATCTTTCCATCTTCAAAACCAAGTCCGTTGATGTGATTTTTCATAACAGACACCTTAGTTCTTGATGCAAACTTAACAGTTCTCTTATCTTTAGTTGCTGTAATTTTTGTTGTACCAGCTCCTTTTTGATTTCCAAATAAGAATACTAATGAAGAGTTCAACCAAATAGCCTCACCACCTTTTGCTTTAATTTTAGGTTGTCCGAATGGATTGTCAGGTAATTCAACCCAAGGTTGATTAACAATGATTAAGGTATTTTCGTATTTAGAGTCAGCTTTACGTGAACCTGAAATACGTTGGTTAATACCCATACCAATCTTGTCGGCCAAAACACTTGCGTTGTGTTGTTTACCTCCTTTACCTTCGTAAGTCATTTTACAAGGAACAGAACCAACTGAGTCCCACATAATACACAATGAATAATCAATATCACCCTTTTCTTGAGCGTCTAATAAATCATTAATGTAATCTGTGATTTGTTCAATATAATCAAAGTTATTATTGAATATATAAAAACCATCCCACTCTAATTCTCCTGTTTCTGTGTCAACAACTTCTTCACATTCAAACCCCATTAACTTAGCGTGGTCAAACGACCATTTTTGTTCAGTGATGATAAATACAGGTAAAATACCTTTCTTCTGAGCATCAACCGCAGTCTTAACTAATGCCGTTGTCTTACCCGTATCTGAATGTCCTAAGAACATATTAATGTGTCCCATAGCAGGACCAGGTAAACCAACCGCATCCAAAAACGGAGAGCCAAGGTCAAAG